TTATGGGTTGTCTTTTTTGACGTTCTTTTTATCGTAAAGCTTTTTTGCTAGGGAAAAGATAATAGTTATTGCAAGGAAAATTAAGAGAAAGTTTATCATTAGATTGGGCCATTGGATAGTTATACCCTCGTTTCCCGAGAAAAACATCTCCGTAAATGCACCTTTCTTATCTGTCGTACTAATTACAGTTAGCCATCTAAAAGGTGCTCCATATATGTATTCATAAAAACTCACTTTACTTCCATCAGCTATCGCAAATGTTGGGGGTATGATAAATAACGTGGTGATTAGGAGGATAGAGGTTGCAAATAATCGGTTAGTTAGCCATTGTAGTTTTTTCATGTTAGCTCCTTTTGGGTGAAGGTTGGTTTTCCAATTTGGGATTTTATAAAAACATTGCTAAAACATTTAGGCCCTTTTTAAATATGGGTTGCAAGGGTTCTGAACGAGACAGTAAAATGTATTTTTTATTTTACAATTTCCATTTTTTCAGGAATTCCATTTTTTTCACAAACTTTATATTTTCTTCCGCTAAAATCTGTAGCGTAAAGTATTCCTTCTTTTACATTAATCAAAGTATAAACATCATTATCTCCAACGGGTCTCTCTCCTATTTGCCATTTCCGTTCACCCGTATAAGAAAAAGCATAAATATTATGAAAATCATCAAACGTATATTCTTGGTTGGCTGGTATATCTAATAAAACATATACATGATTTTTATCTTCTCTCAAAGTTTGTATTGGATACTCAAATGTGTATTCTTGGTTTTCAAAAATTAATTTATTATTCATATGAGTTATCTTCGTCATAAGCTTTTTCCTCATCTTTGTGTTTGATTCTTTCTTTAGCAAATCTATCAGCTTAACTACCTCAACATCATATCCTCTAAAAAGGTCTTATATTCTCTTGTGGACAGTTCACTTGATATATTTCTCTCATGAGAAAGTACCTTTAGCCAATTTTCACTCATCTTCATTTAAAAATTATTCAAATTAAGTTATCGCTTTAAATGGTGCGTGCCCTGTTTCAGCATTTCTTAATAATGTCGGCTTTCTAAAGCGCAAACTTATTTCCAACTTAAAAATAGTTATTCCTCCGTAATTTGTTTACTTAATCACATGAGTTTTCATTTATTAACTCTTCAATATCCTTGATTTCACCCGTATTATCATTTAAATCCAGTAATTACGAGACTTTTAGTCCACCTCGCTACCTTTAATAGTAAATCCAATATCCTAATAAACTTCAACAAACAAAAATTTATTAGAGTAAAAGGAGAGTTTATTTCACTATTCTCACTTGGTTGAGTTCACCATTTTCTTGATTAACTTCAAACCTCCGCCCCATGAAATCTGTTACAAATAAATCGTTCTCTTCGATATCCATACCTACCAATGGTGCGCATATATAAACATTATTTCCTTTTGGCGCAACATTTTTTATTTGCCATTGAATTTCACCCAATTTATTAATTGCATATACATTACTTAAAGTGTTTTCATTTAATTCTTGACCAGGAACAACCAATAATCTCACAAATAAACAGTTATCATTCTCTTTTAATTCTACAATTTTATTCTTAAATTCAATGCTTTTTCCAAAAGCAGTTAATTTATTATCAATGTATTCTGCGTTAATTGTCACTTTAATCCGCCCCATTCTGAGATTTTTCCGAGTTCTTTAAATTCACCAATGAATTGACCTTTCAAATCAAATTGTATACCCCCACCTTTATTTTCGAAAAGAGGATTTACTTCTCCCATTCTGATATTGCTGCCTTTTGGCAAAGTAACTTCTCCAACAAATTTGGGTATATTAGGTAATGCAAATTTATCTTTAATTTGAGTCGGTGTTAAACCTTTTATATCCTCTGCTTTCATAAGCCATCCACCATGTAGTTTTGAACTTCCCCCATCATATACCCTGACAAATTTAGTTTCTACCAAAAGTTCTAAATCTTGGACAGGTGTTTTAGGTGTATATGGAGGTTGATCATAGTTTTGTTGATGCCAATATTTATTGACACTTTCAGCAGAGTCATACTTCTTTATTTTCACTTTATTATTTAAATCGCCCAACAGGTCATCTAAATAATCATAACCCTTCAGTTTATTTTTCTTACCAAATGTCACACTCCCTCTAATCGCAGCCGTACTCAACCCAAGCCCCAGCACAACATCCGCTAACCCACTCTTATCTATAAACCCTTTCCCAGCTTCAACATATGCCGAGGTAGATAAAATACCGCCAGTTAGCCCATCATACTTGTTACCATTTAGATAATAAACACCATCTCGCCAAGCTTTATTGATTTTCTTATTCAAGTCTTCATTAGTAATAATCGAATAATCTTCTGGATTAAGATATTTTCCGTTTTTTTCTAAATAGGCTTTAAGTTCGGCATTCTCCACTCCTAAGCCGTCTCGCTCTAATAACCACATCACCTGTTCTTTTCCATTACTATCTAAATATACCACTGCAAGCACTGTGTAGTCTTGTAGTTCTTTTATAATATCTTCTTTTATTCCTCGTGCTTTATTTAAAGCTTGTTGCATGTGGCTCACTGTAGCGTGATTCAGCTTACTTAGATCGTAAGTGCCTGTCTGGCTGTTGAACTGGATATTCGACTGGAGTTCGCGGATGGTCTGCTGAACTGCTTGAACTAAGTCAATCAAATGGTCAAAAAAGCTAGCGTGGCTTTGTTCAAATGACAAATATTTCTCGAGAATGTTTTCCTGTTTATACGCAATAGCTAACTGAGAACGATAATTCTGCATTTGCCCTTCTGTTCCACTGTTCATTCGCTGTGCTAAAGCTTCTTTTTTGCTTTCTATTCGGTCAATCATTTTACCCAGTTCATATAAACCGTCCGCATCGATTTTGGCATCTGGTGAGCTATCAACTTCGGCATGAAAATCTTGGATGTACTGCCCCAATCTTTCTTCACTTTCGTCCATAGCTTCGATTATTGCATCACAGAGAGGGAAATAAGTTATTTGATAATAATTTTTCGATGCATCAACTGCTTTTCCTTTTAAACTATTATCTCCCACATACTTTGTCACGGCCGCTTTGATAGATTGGATAGTTTTCCTTCCTGGTTCATTGGCTGCACGTAGCTGGTATAAAAAAGCTTGTATTTCTCCGATGTCAATTCTACTCACTGAAACAACTCCTTTTGTATATCATGTAGTAAATTATTAGATACTTTGAAATTCCACTTATTTTCTATGTAATCGATAAATAATCAAAAAGAAATCAGCTTATTATTGAAATTATTAACATTTTGCCCGTAAAAACGACAAAACACCAACGACTTTAACAGTCACTGGCGTTTGTTTTTATGGGTTGTGAGGGTTTCGAACCCCCGACCCGCTGATTAAGAGTTGGTTTTGTGTTGAGCAGTTACACGCATTCACAAGAAGAAATCGGCTTTGTTACGCGGTTTATGCCTTTTGAAAAGCTGTTACAAGAAGCTATAAGTATTTATATGTTGTTTTGCTCTGCCCCATTTATGCCCCGCAAGTATTCTTTATAAACATTTTCTATATTAATTGTATCCTTTTGTATTCTTTTGTTTAGTATAGCAATTTCTTTGTCTGTCCGCAAACTAGCAAATAGTTTTTTTACAGCACGATCTTTCCCCTCGATGTAGCAAATATATTTAAAATCATTAAAGCTATATATTCTCACGTCATAACCTCACAGAAAACAATATCTTCTACATTAATGTCAATTATTCGTTCGTCAAAGCGCTGTAATTGAACTATATTTCTTTCATGGTCCAAATAAACAGGAACTACATACTTGTATCGCACATGATGATTATTCTTTAAAAACAGTACTTCTATTGACCAGTTCCGCTTAAGTGCATCTGCTAATACTATTGAATGTTCTAAAATATCATCAAATAAGTTATACATTTACTTCACCTCTTGCTAACATTATACGAACAAACGTTCTTAAAATCAAGTCTTAAAAAGTGTTGTGTTGCATAAAATTATATGTAATAATATTCACATGAACGATTTTTCGTTCATTATTTCATTCAACTATTAGCTGTTTGACATCCCGTTTTTTACATCTGAACATAACAGCAACCTCAAATTTTTTCGGGGTATTTTTTTGCATAAAAAAGCCCTAACGTTGAGGTTAGGGTCATAAATGCTCTATTTTCTTTACCATAATTCTCAAATTATTTGGTGACTCGTAATCTTCTAAAAGTCTAAACCCGTTTTCTTCATAAAATTTAATTATTTTTATGTTATTTTCACACTCTATATATACTATTCTTCCACCTACAATGGCATTTGCTTCTTTAATTTTTTCATATGCTAATCCTAATATATCGTTGCCTGATGCAGCTTTTGCCTTTTTACTTATTGAATTGTAATTCTTACCTAATTGACCAATTAAGTAGCTTTTAATTTCATAATTCTGCATATCGGTTTTATGTCCGACACCCATTAACTTTTTTTGCATACCACCAGATATAGTAGAAAAATTTCTTTTAGAAATTATCAATGGTTTATTGGAAATGGAAAAATATCCTGCAATGAAAGGAGCTTTTTTATAGGTAGACATTACAATATATGTCCGAGCTATGTCAAACCGTTCAAAAACAATTGCTTTACTATGTATAAATTCCTCTACATCACTTGCACCATGAGATAATGATTTGCACTCAAAAGAAGAGAGGAGAAGTGTTATTTCCTCCTCTGTAGAATCTGATTTCAATAAATCTGAAAGGGATATAATGTTTAGTGTCATATTTTACATGCTCACCTACTTCATTAAAAATGAAGACATTATATTATTAATAGTCTCTTTGTTTTTGATATTCTTTGAACCCTTAGTAGATTTTAAATCCACTTTTCGAGATGACTCAATTGCTCTTGCTAATTTTTCACCAGCTTTAGCAGAAAACTTAAAATCAGTTTGAAAACTTTTAGTAGCCATAGTAACCCCTCCAAGTTTTAAGTCCTTATATACTATATTATACACAATAAGCGTATTTGTAAACCTTTTTTTAAAATCCGAATCACCTTAAACAGCTTTTAAATGCTTTTAAACGCGCTTAACAGCTATAAACAGCTACAAAATGATGTTATCTTCATTTTAGCTTATTTATTAGCTTGCAAAGTATCACAAAAGTATCTTTTTATAAAACAAAAAGACCCCCTAGCGCACTGCTAAGAGGTCTTTAAAATTATTTCAAGAAGTAGTTTGCTGTGTAATACCAGCCGTCAGATGGATACCAAAGCTCTAAGTATCCTTTCCCGTTGTTGTACCATGCTAATTTTGTATTGGGTGCATACCATTTGATTTTCCCGGAGTTTAGCTTTGTGTTATTCCATACTGGAATGCGCAGGTCTTTCGCACTTTTAATTCGAACTTTGATGCGACCTTTTGCGTCTTTTTTAGCTACAACATCACAAAAGCTTTTATACATGTAGTAAAGTTTATCATCAATGTATGTCTTGTACCAATATTGATTATGATCATATACTAAGAACTCAGTTCCTACCTTATACATGCGGAATGGTGATGATTTAAAGTCCATTTTCGGTAGCAGTGGTGCGCTATCAATGACTTTACCCTCGTAACGATTTGAATTTGTATTAGTGTTTTGTGTTGCAGCAGGGATTTTCTCACCACTTACAGCATCACATAGTTCAAAATGCGGATAGTCTTTAAAACTTTTCCAGTCTCCGCCCCATTTAAACCCTTCTGCTTTCATAGCAGCAACAACCTTTTTCCACCGGGAAGTTGTTGACTCCCAAATAACATCTTTTCCGTCATTTGTATACAAGCACAAGTCAACAGCTACCCCGTAGTTGTGATTAGATTGCCCGCCTTTGGCATTAGTAACAATTGCTCCAGGTTTGGTTCTCCCTTGTGCATATAGCGCATTTTGTTCCGCTGTTGAGCGGTAACCTTGCGCAACACAAAGATAAATACCTTCTTTTGCCATTTTTTTAATTACATTTCGTGTTTTATCCGATGTAATTTTATACATTCCCCCAGCATTCAATTTGCGATTTGCTTTTTCAATTAGCCATGCTTCTGTTAATGCCATTATTTATCATCCTCTCCATATTTTTTAGCTCGATTAGTAAATTGTTCAAATAAACCAGTTCCGCCAGCGCCTGCTAATGCTCCTGCCCAAATCATCGTTGCAAGCGATCCAGAACCATCCAAAGATGTTGCCAATGCCCCTAAAATCGCCCCGACAAGAATGCTTACGGTCGGAAGCCATTTCGAAGGAATTAACTCCGTTTTTTTAATTGCTTGCACAAAAACAGGTGTTACAACTACTAAAAATGTCATATATACAAGTAACTCTTTTCCAAATTCCATTTTCATCATCCTTTATTTTGTAATTTTGTGTTCTAGTAAATCTACCTTATGCGCTAACTTACCAACGGATTTTGACAGACTGTCAATTGACTGTTGTTGTTGTCCCATCATGTCATTTTGCTTGTCCATTAAACGCTGTTGTTCGTTCATCGTACTAATAAACTTATCTCGTTCTTCTTTCGATTCTTTATCCCGCTTCTCCCGCTCTGTTTCCATTTTGTCCCGCTCTTCTTTCATTTCTACTCTTACTATTTTTGAGTCATCCCAAATCCTTTTGGTAATAATCAACAAAATAATAAACAGTGCGACAAATAACGCTGCGAAAAACATTTCTTTTGCTAAAGCATAATCAAATACTTTCGTTAAGCCTTCATACATCCCAATCATCCCCTATTTTCAACATAAAAAATAAGCCTACTCGGCTTTTGCTTCTTTCATAGCGATTATTACATCTGCTTGTGATCTCGTTATCTTTTTTAAAGTAACGAATTTATTAACATCTGCTTCAGTATAGTAGCCACCTAAAAAATAATCTTTTACTTTTTCATACCAGTTAATCATTTACAAAACACCTGCCTCCGCCAAAGATAATAGTAAGTTTGCATTATCTTGTTGCGTTTGTTCCGTCTTCTGTTCGACTTCTGCCACATATAGCATTAAGTCCGCATAATCTTGTGTTAATTTTTCTATTTCTGATAGTGGAGGAGGGTCCATAACACTTGCATCTTCACCAGCACTCCATTTTTGGGTCTTTACATTAAAAACTGGATTTACAGAAGGAACTGGCGGCGCAATTAATGTATAACCATCTGGAACCTTTTCCCCTTTTTCCAAAACAATTAAGTCGTCACGTTCAAAAATACCGTCTGCATCATATTTAAAAACTTTTATTAACTCGCTCATGTTGTCACCTCTTTAGTTAAATAAATTATGCCGTCAAGTCCAGTGTTCACGTCTACCGAGCCAACACCAACAATATTTATATCAGCACTCACACTTAGATATATATTCGCTTGATTACTTGCTGCTGTACTCTGCTGTGCAGCGGAATAAAGTTTATTCCAGCTCGCATCAGGAGCTAAAAAAGTTGGCAATGTTGCACATATACCTGTCCCGTTCCCGGTCCCTTTTCCTACAATTCCGCTAACAATAACTAGAAACCGGTTGCCAAACTTAATGTATCGAGCGACTAAAGGCTGACTTGCAACAAATCCGTTTTTTGGTGTCAAAGTAACACTTTGTACAGAGCTAGATAGTTCAAAAAAAGTTTTTGCATCAGCAAGTGCTTTATCTGCTTTAGCCTGTGCGCTAGATGCTGTTTCTTTTGAATTCCAGTTCGTTTTATCTGCTGCGGTGACATGAATATCCGCATTATTTACATGTGCATTTAAGTCTGTTTTTTGTGCGAATTGCGATGGCTGCATATCATCAAATTGTGTTTTTAAATCATCTGCTTTTTTATCAACGTCATCTAATTTAGTGTTTAATCTCTCGAACGATTCATCGAATATTTTTTCGTAATCATCCCAGCGCTCCACATAAAATTCTGATACTGGGAAAAAGTCGCTATCTATTAATGCTTTTTTTATCTCAAAACTGAATTTATATACCCGCATCGCTTGACTGTTTTTGTATTTTATATACAATTCAGCAATAGCATTGCCAGCGTGTGCTATTTGAGAGTCTGTAAGTGAGTATTCTGCAATTCCCCTAACACCATCAATAATAGTTGGTTTCACAAGATACTTACTCTCTGACTCTGTTCCTTTCGCTAAAATCATTGCAAGCTCTAATTCAGCAGCAGACGATAATACTAAATCTTGATTATCTTTATCTATATTAAAAATAAGTCTAGCTGTTCCGCCAGAATCTTGCGTATAAAAAACAGATTTTTGAAGTGGTTTATCTTCTTGCGTTGTGACGTTAAAATCATATACACCATTTTTATGAATAACGTTTTCAGTCATGTTCTAACCACTCCCCCGCCACTCAGTTTCGTAGGCGTATCAGCTTCCCAAGTCCCGCTATTGAGATTGAAAATATCGGCGCTTTGAGGATACAAACCAATCGCACTTTTTGCGCCATGGACGATATTCTGAACCTCGACTCTAGCAGTGTTATAACCGCGAACATCAACATTTTGTGAGGCAAAATAACAGCCGTTGACATCAGCAGAACAAGCATCAATAAAAACCGCAGTGAACGGGTCTATTGCCTTAGTATTGAAGGCCATTCGGCATTTTGTAATCCTTACAAATCCGCATCGCGTCGCTTTAATGAAGTAGTTTTTCGTTGTGCCTGCCGTGTTCGTTTCTTCTAAACCAGCAATATATAAATAGCCGTTACTTCCTGTCGCAGAAATACTTCGAACTTGGCATCCGGTGCTACTGGTAGGGTCTACTGTTTCAAAGTTTGTAGACCTAATGTAGATGTCCCCTCCCATGATTGGCGGAATAACGACATCTTCATTATACCGACCAGGAACAATCCAGATATTCACAGAGTTACTATTCAATACACGGGGCAAAGTCATTACTGCTTTATTTATCGTTTTAAAAGGTGCATCAATTTCACCAGTTCCTGCAATATCATCGCCTCTTGCATCATCCACAAATATTTCAATATTGCTGCTATCTAAGCCATATAAACGCTTTAAAATAGTATCTATATCGTTGTATTTATCCATTAGATCAAAAACATTCGTTGAAAGCTTTCCGACACCTGTTATTAAAGCATTTTCCGCGTAATTTATTCTATCGTTTAATGTTGTGAATTCAGTTTCTGGAACCAGAGAAGAAACGCGTGCGTCTACTACTTCGTTCGATTCATTCCCGCCGGATTTAATAACTAAGTTAGATATGCGCTGATTAACATGTGTCATATCTTGATTAGCTTTTTCAAGGCTTCCAGCTAGTTTTACTAAATTATCGTTATAGTTTTGCTGTAGTTCTGAGTTCATGAGTGGGTCTTGCCATTTTTTTAAATCCATCTATTTCGCTCCTCTCTTAATTGCTTTTGCTAGTTGAACCATGATAGAAACCATTGTTTTTTTGTTATTAGATAACGTCAATTCTGGCGGTTTGTTTGTAAAAATGTATTTCTTATAAGCGACTATTTGAACTTCGTATAAAAGGCCCAGCGGTTCATAAACAAACATTACATAATCGCCTTTTCCGCATTCGTATTTAAGCTTTAAAGAGATATTTCCAGTCGTCGCTGGATAGTCTTGTAGTTCAAGCTTCAAACGTCTTAGCATGCTGCTAGAAGTTGTATAACGCTCGTCTGATAACGGTTCTTGAATTCGCACGCCCCATTTAGCCGATTCCGGGCTGGTAAAAGTAACTGGCGGAAAGTAGTTATTTCCGTTGCTGTCGACTTTTCCATAGCCCTTAATTTGAGTTCTTAAGGATAACGTATCAATATCAAAATCGACTTCGTTTGTGTGCTTATTGTAGCGAATTTCGTTTTCTGTATGCTCTCCGTAATCTTCAGAGGGAATAAATGTTAATCGTTTATTGTCTGCTAGCATAACAAGCTTATAATCTTCCAACACTTCTTGAACTAGCTTTAGTAAATTGCCATTCCCAAAATTTTCTTGTGTAATATTTTCTAAAACCTTGTTTTTGTCAATGAGTTCAAAGCTAAAACCTTGTTTATCAGCTGCGAAAATATGTGTCAAACAATCTTTTGCACTCTTAGAACCCGAAATAGCGTTGTACTGATAGTCATCTTGCATCGTGAAATAAATATGCGTTGCTGTGACTTCTGAATAAACTATTTTCCCAACTGCGCCGCGTTTTAGCTGCTTAACAACAAATTCTTGGCCATCCAGATAAACAGAGCTTTCATGATTTAATAAGTCGAAAACATCTTGATTATTTCTTGTTTTCTCTACATAAAAATCTAGTTGCCATTGCTGATTTTCGACCCACGTTTCTGAAAATGTAGTAGGGTCAAAGCCTGTTAAAATCTCTTTGTATTGCTTTTCATAGTCACTTACAAATATGTCCATATTCTCACCCACCATCATTTATATAAAAACGGAAAATCCCACGTTGTTTCGATATTGCTTACATTCTCGATTTCGATTTCATTTCCGCCGGATAATAACGAAATAAGACCGAGATTAGTTTTCCGCCCGCAACGCACTCCGTTTTTCAAGATGTTACTGCCGTCCAGTTCGATTGTGTCATAAGCGTAGATTTTCTCATTGAATACGAATTTTTCACCAGTGCTTTTATTGTTAATTGTTAGTAAGCCGTCACTTCGACAATTCTTAATAGTAATTCTTAAATCGTGCATTCTAGGGTCAATATCAAAGCTCCCCGCGTTATACACAATAAATCTGTTTGATGTGTGCTTATACTTATAATTTTGTGATACAATGCCTTGTCCCGCTTGCCAAATGCCCTCGCTGAAAGCAAAAGGCGAAAGGCTAGTGCCTAACGATTCGCTAAAACCTTTGAAAACTTCAAATCTTAACGTAAACTGCGCATGCCCAGCACCTTTCCTATCAATATCGAAAGGTGCTGGATGAACGCAATATTTTTTTCCCGGGGTTTTCGTATGGAAAATGTAGTATTCTTTTCTAATAAAAATATCCTCGAATAATTCATCAAGTCGAACGTGATAGTCGATATTGCCATTTGTTTTGAATCTGCAAGTAAATTCAATATCGAAGCTATCGAAATTACTATCACTCGAACGATTGCCGTCGCTAAACTCATAGCTAGTATAATTATTGATAATTTGAGGACTAGCGCGACTTACTTCACTTATTTCAAAGTTATGTTTTTCGTTTAACTTGATAATTTTATTCGCTTGCATTAAATATAAATCTGTTTTTTTGTTCAAAGTAAGCCACCTCCGTATAGTCCTAAGTCTGTCATGCTGCCAATTCGATTATTAGAGTTGTTAGCTAATACTTCGCCATCTAAATTTAGAATGACTGGTTTAGCCCCGGACTCTTTAATTGCCTTGATTAAATCTGCATTGCTAGACTCTTTTGTCTTATTATCAATAATCGTCTTAACTGTAATAGTTCTGTTTAGATCAACACTTTTTAGGCCCAGCGCTTTTTCTGCGGAAATCTTCGGCAAAGTTATAGCTGGAACGGTCAAATTAGAAGCAGCGTTTACTACTTTATCAACCATTTTGTTAGTTGATTGCACCGCACCTTTAGCGCCAGCTAATACACCATTTCCAAGTCCATCAGTAAAGAATTTCCCAAGCTCGATGGCCACGCGCGAAGGTGAATGAATTCTAAGCGCCTTTTTCACCGAATTAGTGATTGTATTAGCGATGCTCTTAGCTGTGTTTTCTAGTTGTTTCTTCTGACTGTTAAGTCCGTTTATTAGACCTTTCGCCGCGTTAATACCAGCGCTATACATCGCATTAGCCGCTGTGTTACCCATTGACTTAGACGCTGAATTGATTTGATTCTGAGTGCTATTAATCGCTTTGATAGTCTTAGCATCAGATTTAGCAAGAGCTTGCGCATACGATGAACCATTTTCTACTCCCGATTCTAAGATGTCGCTTATAATGTCTTTACTAACGCCTTTTTTGCGCAATTTTTCCACATTCGCTTGAAAAGCTTTGATTTCTTTTAAGCGTTTCTGCATTTCCGCTTGTATTGACTGCGGGTTTTCTGCGTCTACGTTGCTAATTGATCCATAGCTTTGCATTTTTTCAGTGATTGAAGCAGCATACTCTTTACTTTGTTTCGTCAAGTCAGCCATCTTTGTGTTAGCGGCTTTTAATTGAGCGACTACTTTATCACGTTTCTTAGCTGTTGCCGCTAGCTTGTTTGTTTGTTGCCCAATATAACCTTCTATGCTATTCAGTGCTTTCGCTTGTTTAAGTTGTCCAACGCTCTTATTCTTAGAATGTAATCCCGCATCAATTGCTGAGGATATTTTGTCTTTCAGCGTACTAGACAGCTTCTTGATTTGCGATTCAGTACCTAGCGCACTAGCTACTAGATTATTTGCCGCTTTCGTCACTGCTTTATTTTTGTCTGCTATACCTAATGAATAACCAGTTCCGAAGTCTCCACCTAGTTTTTTCGACTCTTTCGAAGGTGAATGCGAGTCTTGTTTTTTCTGAACTGCTGCTAATGCTTTATTTGCTAATGCAGATGCAGCACCAGCAACCATCATGCCGCCGCTGGCTATACCTTGCGCGTATCCAGATGCGAAGTCAGAACCGACGCCGGACGAATCCACAGAGGCCGCACCACTTTTAGCAGAGTTACCTATACCAGTCCCTGCTGAAAAAGCATTTCCTTTTCCGTCTAATATCCCGCCATTAAAACCATTAGCATTACTAACGCCTGTCATTTGGAACAAGTTAGGGTCAAAAGCACCGTTTTTAGCGTTATTCTTAATCGTAGCACCAGCGTTTTTATTTGCTTCAGCTGTACTCTTTATTCCGTCAGCATTTGCGTTTCCGCCTTGTTTACCAATGCCGTTTAGTTCGTTTGGAAGAGGCGAAGCACCCATTTTTACACCATCAACTAAATATTTGCCCGCTTCTTGATATTCGTTAGATTTAATAGCAGCTATGAATTGATTTTTTCCATTTTGTCCATTCAAGAACATGCCATTTGGCAAGCTAGAAAGTGTGTTTAAAACATCATTATTTATGTTTAAAGCCGCTGTAGTATAATCTTTACTTTGGATAGCTGTAACAAACGCCTGAACACCTTCTCCACCGCGTTGACCCATGATTGCAGCTAAACCAGACAATGTATTATCAATTGAAGTGCTTGTAGAAACAAAATTTTGCCACAACGCAGACAACTGTTCATCACTAATATTTCCAAGTTGAGATAAACCGCTCGCAAATGTTTCAGCGTTTAAAGTGCCTCCATTTGCGATTATTGCGTTCATTTCAGTAGCCCAATTTTTTAAGTTTGTAGACAGCGTCTTGTTCTTCTTCGTTTGCTCGTCGATTTGAATTTGATAGTTTGCTTTTTCAGTTTCAGTTGTAGCGTCGCTTTTTTTCTTTTTCAAATCAGCTAGTTCTTTTTCGCCTGTTTCAACCGCTTTTTTTCTATCAGCATATAAGCTTTTTTGTACCTCTAAACTAGTATTTCTTTCTTTTTCACTCAGAGACTTACCCTGTTCTAATCGAAGCAAATTAGCTTCAACGTATAATTGATTTTGTTTTGCTAGCTCTGTTTGAATATCCTTTGTTTGAACCTGTAAAAACTTCTTCTGTTGAGCTGTTAACTCTTGTCCGTCAGCCCAGCGATTTGTTTTTAACATATTAGAGTAATCGCTTTGTAAAGCTAGTAATGTGCTATTATTTTTTGTCGTTTCGTCTACCAGTGTTTTATTTGCATCAGCAATAGCTTTCTTGCGTTTTTCGCCTTCTAAGCTTTGCACTTTTTCCATAGCGGATGTGTATTTGTCTTGTGATTTCTGCGTTGACTCTTGATACTTGCTATATAGTTCTTTAGCAGAATTTAAGAATGACTTAGTTTTTTCGCTAAGTTTATTTCCGTATTGATCAATTCCGCCTTCCAACATAGTGTCGATAGCTTGATTCGATTTTGAAACAGTTGCTTCTGTCTGTTTTGCTGTTGATTCAACTAATTTCAAGCTACTAGATATTTTTTTATTCGACGTTTCCGCTTTTGTTCCAGTCTTTTCTGCTTCTCCTCCCATTTCTTTGAGCGATTCAATTGTTCCAGTTAGGGCATAATTATCTTTATTGAATGCGTCTTTAATTGCAGAACCAGCATCTACAAAAGCATCTTTTGACTGCTCAAGGCTTTTCTTAGCCCCCTTTAAGTCACCACTTAGTGCTTGAAACGCCGCTTTAATAGCATAATAAAGCCCCTGTAAGCCTTTAATCGCAACCAAAACAATTCTAGCCAGTACCTGAATAATATCTACGACTGTTGCTAAGACAATACCAAAAGCTACCCAAACACCAACACCAATATATTTTAGAACATCTTTAAATCCGCTTCCGACAGGCTTCAACGCCGATACTATTTGTTTAAAAACATCTACTATCTTGCCGAAAGAGTTTTTCACCGCTTCCCACATACCAGATAGAAAGCCTTTAATATTTGCTGTATTTTCTTTAAAAGCTGCATACATGCCATATAAAACTGCAATTACAGCGCCAATAACGGCGGCAATAACACCAAAAGCCGCCGTAGCTGAACCTAGAGCGACTTTCAAAGCCAAGAATGAGCCTCTAACTGTATTTATAATACCTCCAAGCAACGAACCGCTAGAAGCTAAACCTTTGATAGCTCCTACCAAACCGGCTATTTTAGAATAAACACTACTAATGATGTTAAATGCGATAAATCCAGCAGCCACTTTCGCTAAAATTGGAGCTAATTCGATTAGTACAGGTATTAATTCTTTTATTTTCTGAATCATATCAGAAAGCTTTTTCTGAAATTCTGGACTAGCGGTTACTGCCGCAAACTGTTTAAATGCGTTTTTAGCAACATCTAGCGCTTGAATAATCGGGCCTTTTAAATTTTCTGCAATGTTGGCCAAGCTTTTAACTGCTGCTGTTTTCATGTTTGCAAATGACCCGCTAATAGTATTACCTGCTGTTTTTGCAAGTCCTGCCATTTTTGCAGTATTACCAGCCATTCCTGTAGTACCTTCTTCGATACCTTTCGTTAGCATTGCAATAGCTTTAGTTGATTCCAATGATCCTTCAGAAACATATTTTTTCATTTCTCCAACGCTTTTTCCTGTCGAGTTTGCTAAAATTTGCCAAGCCGGAACACCGGCGTCTACTAATCTGTTAATATCATCGGAATAAGCGACACCAGATGCTTGTAAAGCTGAAATAGCATCTGTCATCTGGTCTATTGATTCCGAACCGTTACCAACACCGTACGCCGCATCAGCAATAGCAGTGAATACAGGTTTTACATTTGCGGCTTGCATACCAGCGGCTACCATTTTCTTAGCGCCTAATGCGACAGCATCGAGCGCAATTGGCGTGCCGTCAATAGCTGCTGTTAGGTCTGTCATAACTAACTGCGCATCTTTTGCCGAACCAGTAAGGACTGTTAGTGATTTAGTCGCTGTATCAATCGTATCAACACGACCGATTGCGCTACCTACCACGTTTTTTGTTGTTGCAATTAATCCGAATGCTGCCGCTAATCTGAGAATACTAAAGCGAGCTTGTTCGGCGGGCTTTTCAACTGAATTTTTAAGTGCTTCACGCATTCCAGCGCCTGCACCTTTCGCCGCCGCTTTTGCCGCGTTAAATCCGCTTACTAATCCACTTTTAATTAAAGAACCAGTGCTTTTCGCAATGTTTCCTAGGCCTTTTAATGCTGAAATACCAGCTTGGCCTGCCGCTTTAGCTCCGGATTTCACAGCGCTAAAGCCTGTTTTTAATGCTGATTTCACTGTTGTTCCTGTCGTTTTCGCCGCGCTTGATACAGCGCTAAAAGCTGTTTTCATTGCGCTACTTACTGCTAATGCCGCTGATTTTGTAGCGCTAGGAATAGCTTTCACAGCGCTAATAGTTCCTTTAACGCTCATATAAGCAGCAACTACCACCGCTTTGTAAGCTACTACGAAACTGTTTTTCACTGCTGTAGCCGCTGTTTTAGCAGCTCCTGGAATACTTTTAATAACTTTTACAGTAGTTTGAGCAAAAGAAATAGCAGCCGATTTAGCTGCTTGCAAACTACTTACTAATGCTGATTTAATACTGATTCCAGCGCTTTTAATTGCGCCGGGGATGGATTTAATGACATTAATTGATACTTTAACAGCTGACACAATACTACTTTGTACTGTCTTAGCAATTGAAAAGAAGCCGTTTTTAATATTAACCGCTGTGTTTTTGATACTTGTTCCAAGTTCCTTTATCGCTGTAATAGATGCTTTAGCAGCGTTTACGAACCCAGTTTTTACTGTTGATGCAAGTTTAGATAGAGCGGCTTGTACATTTGAAGGCAATTCACGCATAAAGTTTAAACTAGCTTTTAAAGCATTTGAGCCAGCACTTCCCATGCTTTTAAACGCATTTACAAACGTGTCTTTTAATCGTTTCGATTGACTAGCAATATCAGATACCGCTTCTCTATACGCTTTATCTAATGCCGCCCCTGCATTTGTGCCTGCTTTCGCTAAATCTTTTTCAAACGCATCAAGTTGTTTATCTGCTTTTTTATCGTCTAAACTAATCTCAATTACTACTGATCCATCGCTCATGTTCTCACCTCTAATCTTTTAACTTATATCTGTTTTTCAGTTTAATTAATTCGTTTCGTTCTTTTTCTGTTCCTTTCCCCGAAGGTAATTCCGCTTGCCTAATGCCGATTATCGTTTTAATTGTTGTATCATCACGCAAACTTTCTAACAATGCTCTAAACTTATACCAGTGCATTTTCCCCCGACTATCTAATAAATCAATATTGTAGTCTTGTAAAAAAGAAGCGTAGATATAATCCGCATCTTGCGTTAATGAATATGAAGCAATTTCTTCCGCATCCTCATTGTTTGTAGCGCTTGGCATCTTGTTTCCGTCGATATCATAAAGCAAACCATCGTCATTTTCTTTAACAATATAATTAGTGAAAATATCAATAAGCACCAACGATTTTTCTTCAATGTTCGCGTATTTGTCTTCCTCATTTGAACGTGGCCAAGGCATATCATCAGCAAAAAGCACATCAATTGCGAGGTTAGCTCTGAACACATCAGATAAACTATTATCTTCCGTTAAATCAATCACTCTTAGAACGTTGTCAAAAGCTAAATCGAGCTTATACTCTTTCCCCTCATATTCGTAAATATCGTTAACTCCAAAAGCGAGCGAAAGCATTTAAATCACTTCGCTTTTTTAGTCATTTTTGCTTTATATTTCTTTTGAATTTCATTTTGTTGTTTTTCTACTGAACCGACAATGATTTCTGCAACTTGATTATATACCTGGTACATTTTTAAAATATCTTTGCATTGCGCATAACATTTATCGAATGCTTTTTCGTCATCCAATAAAATTGCATATGCTTCAGTTAAAGCCTCTTTTACATCTTCTTCTAATGAAAAATATTCTTCTGAATTCATTTCGTCAGTATTATCAATGTTGTATTTATTTAGCTTTTCTAGCTTATTCTTGTACTTCTCATCTGCTTCAATCCATTTGCGGCGCATTTCATCACCTAAACCGACTTTAAACAGTTCCGTGCCAAGCTGAAACTCTTGATATGATTCTTCTAATTGAATATTAATTACATTGTTTTGTGTCATGTATGATTTCCTCCAATTTAAAAGCCCCTACATTGAGTAAGGGCTTTATTTATTAATCTGCTGCTTCCACTGTTACTTGTACTACTTTATTGATAGAAGGGCTTCCTTTAGATGCAACAGTTATGTTTGCTGTTCCTTCTGCTACACCTTCAACCACTCCACTAGCATTTACTTTTGCTTTTGGTGGATTTGAAGAAGTAAAAGTTACTTCTTGACTTGCTCCGACAGGTAATACTGAAGCAGTAATAGTGGATGTTTCACCAACTTTTAACGTAATAGTCGCCTTGTCCACTGTAACGCTGGACGGGCTTGTTTCAGGGTTTTGTAACTTTTGGTGTTTCGTCATAAGCGATACGGCAAGCGAACGCTGGGAACTCCGTAGCATCTCCACCACCAGCGGAACCTTTAATTTCCGAAACAGTCGCTTTACCAATAGCTGTTTCAGTATCCGGAATTTCGATTTTAAACATAATCCCACGATTCTCAGGCGTTCTACGTTTAGCGACAATTAAGTTTTGCGCTTCGTCTTCACGATCGTGTGTCCCTTCAAACGTGTAAGCTTCTGAGTAACCTAGCACAACCGTTTTTTCGTTGCCATCGCCATCGTAGTCGCCTTGCTCTTCCGTGTTGTCCGAACCATCATCAGAAACGTTTGTAATCCATTTTGACAGGCGTTTCCATACTGGCTCGCCCGCACCATCAACAATTTCAGCTACAAAGTATTTCGTTTTCGCATTTTTAATTCTAACCATTTTTATTTTTCCTCGCTTTCAATATATAATTTGATTTTGAAACTAGCGCTATAAATAAACGTTCCATCGTCACTAGCAGAAACGAGGTTCGGCACACTAGTTGTTTCTTTGTCTTCTAGCACAAAGCTGTTATTTAAGCTCTGAATACTTTCTAATTCTGTGTTATCAAAATAAGCAGTAATAGCATTCAACACATTTAAAACTTTCATTTCTTGCTTGCTAGAGCCGTTTAGATTAAAAGAAAAAGACCGCTCATAAGAGCCGTCTTGATAACCTTGTTTATCGTTATTTGGAGTCAGTAGCAAAGCAATTGACTCGGGTTTTAATATCGCTGTTCTTAATTTCATATCTTTTAAATCGACGTTGTTTTCGATAGCATCCATAACACTATCTAAAAAATCTAATGACATTATAGTCCCTCCTCAACCGCTTTTTGTGCTACTTCTATCCAACTTTCTAGCTTATCTACTTTTGCACGTTGGTCCCATTTAGGACCAGCTAACGGATGATGTGTGAGTGTGAAATTGAAGTTTATTCCGTTGTAGAGTCTCCGTGCATAAATAGATGTCCACATTATTTCTTTGTCGTTCATAATAACGTATTGATTTGATAAATCACCCTCCAAAAAGGGGACATACAAAGAAATATCGGCAGCGGCCTGATTAATTAAAGCGAATTGTGCGCCTTCCTTGGCTTTTTTTACATTCTTTTTAGCTTTCGAAAGGTCGATACTAACTTTAATCGGCATTAAACCACCTCGATTTCCCAATGATGCACATTTTCAGAGGTTGCATAACAAGGTATAACTTTGACAATCTTATAAGCTTTTCCAGAAAAATATATTTTAGATCTACTTATAAAATCGTTTGGCACGTTCATGCTGTTCACTGCATCAATAAAAATAACTGCGTCATATCTATCACTATCAGATAATCCCGCGATTTGATTTGATTTTGAGAAATCAACTCGAACATGTTCAATCTCTATGCCTTTTTCATAACCGACCTCATTGTGTCTACCTTCTTCTTTATACGCTTCATAGCTAATGTTATGAATTAGCCAGTCAAGAGGCAACGGAGGGGCATTTGTTATCGGTTTTACTACTTTCATTAACGAACACCTACCCCGTTGTAAAGAAGACCTGTATGCGCTAAATAGGACCTTACATCGCTACCAATCAATCCGCTATTAAGTGATGTAGCAGTTGATGCAAAATTACTATCACTAATAGAAGTTCTTCCGATTGATACGTTATCCGGCTTAGAAACAGCTAACTCACTTGTTCCGCCCGCCTCTTTGAAATACTCGATTTGATTACAAGTAGCTAACTGTATTTGATGCTGAATAAATTCGCTAAACGATTCAATCCCGCTTTTGCGTATTCGGTAAAATGTCACTGAATCAATTTTTCTTTCAGCATGCTTTAACAGTTTGTCAAATTCATCCTGTTCCAAATGCTCCCCCGCATACTCGTTAGTATAAAATTCTAGTGTCGTGTAAGGCATAATATTCGCCCCCTTTTATCATGCTCCGCTAGCTGGTAATTCTTCAACTAGATGCTGAATACCAACGATACCGATTTGTTTGTCTTCGTAAACTTTTTCCCAATTTCCAGCTTTTGCTAGGTCCGCATTTGTTGGAGTGATTTCGTTAGCATCACGAACTGCATTTTTAAATTTAACTCCATATGGGTGCATTGTGAAAGCACGTCGAGTAAACACTTGGTCATTACCTTTAGAGGCATCCCGAGCTGTTTCAAATGTTGTTAACTTAGCTGGGTTCCCTGTGTTTCTTCCGATGGAACCTGTTGCAAATAAATATGAAGTGTATACTTTTGCTGCTCCTGTTCCTGTGGAAGGCACTCCGTCGTCTACAACTACACGATATCCTAAATAAGTTGGGATATTGACTTCCCCACGAGCATTTGGAATAAATGCAATTAAGTTTTGTTTTTGCAAGGCTGTATAAACCGCTGAATGCATAACCATTAAGCTTAAACGATCCGAAGAATCTCCAAGAAGCTGTTTTGCATCTAATACTAAATTCCCCGAAATTGCAGATGTTGGTTTTGATAGCAAGTGGGAACTTGCCAATGCACCGTTTTTAGCAAACAGTCCATTTAACACGGAAATTAGTACAGTTTGCTCACGACGCATCCACCAAGAAGCGATTTTCCCCATTAAAGCGTCTAAAGGGTCGTCTCCCGAAATAACCGCCGCAAGTTCGTTGACTGACCATCCGCGCCCACGATACATTACCGCAGCAATGTCAGCGCTAGCAGTAATTTTACCTGTTTCTAGCCCTTTTTCACCGTCACCTAAAGTTTCGTCTTCGCCGTCTAAATCGTTCCAAAACGGCATATTAACAAGTAACCCGCCCGCTGTAATATTTTGCGCAACGCTTGGATCAGCCACTGCAATTCCCGATTGGATAATTGCTGATTTTTCAGATGTGAAGTTATCCATGTACGCATTAAAAACCTCTGGTGTTACTACGTCTAATAATTTTGTGATTTCATTTCCCATTATTCACTCTCTCCTTTTTCCGTTAAAAATTTTGTTAAATTAAATGAATCTGATTTTAAATTTTCCTTCAACGAACCGCTGAAACCAGCCGGAGCTGTTGGATTGCCACTGAATCCAAATTTCGGAACCGCCTCGCTTTCTTGAGCAAACAAATAAGCATCGCTTTCTTGCAATGCTCCTAGCTGTTCGTCAAGGCCTTTCAGTCCTTCATCTGTCAGTTCTAGTTTGTCGTTATCCAGTAAAGCTTTTACAGCCTTCGGATTTCTTGCTTTCGCATTTGCTAAAGCTAAATCAAGTGCTGCACCTTTGCGAGTTTCTACTAATTTAGCTTCCGAATCTTTTTTCAAAGTTTCGTAATTGTCTTGCAGTGTTTCCAATTGAGCTTTTAAAGATTTGCTCGTTCCGGAATCAGTTTTTAAAGCTTCGATATCATCGTCCCGTTGCGCAAGCTGGCTTTTAAGCCCGTCTCTTTCTGCTTCCGCTGATGTTACCTTGTCCTTTTCGTTCTGAATCGACTTACCATGTTCGACCATAATAGAGTCGATAGTTTCCTTTTCCAAGCCTAATTCCTTCAAAAAGTCTCTTTCCATTTCTTATTCCTCCTACGTTGTTTTTACGTGATACGATCACGAGAGCCGACTTTTAACGACTTTCGTTCAGGTCGAATGTTAGGCATATACTTTTTCTCTGCTATACTGTCTTGTTAAATTGTGCGTTTTTACAAATGCTCTTAGCTTGCTTTGCTTCGTTCTAACAGCTTGTTTAGCCTTTTTAACTGTTAGTTCATCGCCTAATTCTTCGGCAGCTGACAGCTTGCGTTTAGCTGCTCTTATGTCGCGTTCCATCAATCGTTGTTGCTGACTCAACATATAAACGCGTTTGTTTTCTTCTTCGTCTATTAACTCGTTCTCGCCTGGTGCAATGTTAATGCCTTCAACGAAAGCAAAACGATGGTGACGGCAATTACAACCGAAAATCCCATCTCCATAACCATATCTAAGCTCTGGCGAGTAAATAGACATGTATTTATTGCCGTATTTCGTTTTTGTTTCTTCAACAGATAACAAACAGATGACTTTGCCTTGAACAATTGAACACGTTGGTCTAGCTCCTACATGTTGCGAAATACGCACTAAATCAACGCCATATTCATTCATTCGCTCATCTTCAACGCTGTTATAAACGCTGTTGACGGTTGTTCTTGTAACGGTTCGGACGTAAGCCTCTGGTGTCCATCTTTTATTAGCCTTATCTACAAGCGCAGGAACGCCATTTTCAGCGAATTTAGTTACTGTTTCCGCTAATGCTTGTCTATGTGTTTTTAAACCAGCTAAGACGCTCTGTGTCGTTTCGTGAATGATATCTGAATAGATTTGTCTTGCTTGCGATAACATCGTTTGATTGACGCGATTATAGTTGCTTTGTGCTAACTTAAAATAACTTCTCATTACTTTATCGACTATCGTTTGCCCATCGCTTACTAGTGGCAACACAGCGCCTGTTTCAGCTAATTTACTGAAATAGTTATCTACTTGTGTTAAATCGCTGTATCCCGCATCTTTAACAATAGAAAAAAGCTTCTTAGCTGAAACGCCGGAAGCTTTGGAAATTCGTTCAATCATTTGCTGATCTAGTGCATGAACTTGATTAAGTTTTTCTATTTGCCAAGCAAGCACATTATCTGCGCTGATATTTTTCTTTGTTTTCAATCGGCGAACAATAAGAGTGAACAATTCATTTTCGAGCGTTGTGTAAACATCAACAACAGGTTGCACAAACAAGTCGAGTTGTCTTGGAGTTAGTGCCATCTATATCACTCCTCTTCGCCGAATATCCCAGTCATATCGTTGTTAGGCATTTCCGCTTGTTTTTCCTTCGCTAACATTTCAGCCCACTCATCAGCCTCAGCTTCAGTAATATTCCAAGCACGTTGTAAAGCAATTTTTAGCGGAATCATACCTTGATTTTTAGCGTTTGTGTAACGATTGATAGTTGTATCTTCGTCTTGCGCTATAGAGTCGTCAAAATCGACTGTAATCGTGTCTAACTCAACTATATCGCCGCTATAAGCTTCGATAAATTTCCCGACCTCAAGAATGCTCACAATCATTTCTTTTATGCCTTGTTCAATTAATTGCGAATGACTGTTTTTAGTTTGATAGGTTTCTGACTTCTCGCTTACAACTTCTGTAGCTGTTTTTAAGCCGTTTTCATCGAAAGTGAATGTGCCAGCAGATAATCCAACTTGCATCGCATAAATGCGTAGCATTGCGTTTATAGACTCGATAAACTCCGTTGAACGAATCTCTACAGATATATCTTTTACTGATTTACCATCTGCATCCTGGTCACCTTGATATAAAAAGAATGCTTCATCAGTTGAATCGAAATAATTCGTGGTTGAGCCGTCTAGGTTAACAGCCGTTTTAACGAAGCTCGAAGGCACCAATACTTTCTTTTTGCCAAGTTTAAACTCTTGATAGTATGAATCGAACATCAAATCAAGCGTTTTTAATGTGTCTAATGCATTAGCATAAATGGAAATGCCGAGCGGGCTCGTTAGATTCTTGTTATTCGCAATGTTAGGTTTGATATAAGTAAATGTCGGACGTGTAAACTTTGACAATGGCGCAACAGGCTCAATATCATCAAACAGTAACGCTAAACTTACTTTTGTACCAAGCTCGTTCGGGTCGTCTGATTGGTATAACTCCGTTGTGACTGTGTATACTTCTACTTTCTCCCCTTTCCATTCGAGCCATTCGAGCAACGTATAATATTTATCGTTTTTATGAAAACTATTAGATATAACACATTCGTCTACATTCTCGCTATCATTTGACAAAGGATACATACAATCGGCTGTCGCGAATGAAACTTTGACGTTCTTTTTTCCGTCGTGATACACTTTTATTACAAAACCGCCCATCGCTTCGCCGTATTCGATGTAACGCTCCATATTTTTAGTAAAACCGTTCGTTTTCAATACATTAAGCACGAATTCCTCAGCGGCTTTATCATCAATATTGATTTTCACTTTCTCATTAAAAAGAAGTTTAGACATGTACTTAGCTGTAACTTTCGGCAAATTCATAGATAATTGACGTCTGTTAACCGGATTGCCATTGTGTTCGTAATTTAGATTATGCCATTCAGCGTAATGGCCTTGATATAGCCGTTTCCACATGTCAATATACTTATAATCTTCATCATTAGCATTTACTTTTTTATGGTCTTTTACATCTTTCAGTGCTTTCAATAGTCCCATTCTCCGCATCACTCCTTTCACGCTTGCGATTATTTGATTAATCAAGGTTTTCACCTCCTAGAATTTGAGACCTAACTTCCTTAGATTGTCTTTTACATAGTACTGAAAAGCATCACACGTATGATCATCTTCTTTGATGACTTCGGGCTTGTCTGTGTTGATTGTTTTAACATCCCATTGATACTTTCTATGTTCCTCGATGAATATTTGATTTTCTGGAATATCAAGATAATAAAAACGACCTTGTGCCAACAAATCACACACAAAGTCAATCATATCCACTTTTTTACCTTTTGCGACGGGGTGTAAGCTAACGCCATAATCTTTATAATATTGATTGCGAAGCCCTCCCTCTGCGCTATCTACTGTTTGCATATCAACATTTGTATTGTAGTTTCCAACTACTTTAGTCATAAAATCCCGCAACTCCTTTGAATACTCGCTAGGCGCTTTTTTAACAACTTGATTAGCAGGACTATAATAGTATGTGTTTAGCAAAATAACATTTCTTTTTGCAGTGAGACCGAAACTTAGATATGTTGTAGCTGACACTTGATGTCCTGTATCAATAGCGAAATCAATTAAAATAAGCCTGTCATCCGCAGGAATAGCTTTAAGCGGCTGAAACAGGTTCATGTTATAAACATTATCACCAAGACCAATTACCTCTCCTAGATACATCCAGCGGTAATAATCGAGGTCATTCTTTTTGTACTTCTCAATTTTCTTAATGATTTGCTTGGATAAAAAGCCTTTTTCATCATCCAAATAAGTAGTGTGATGTATTAAATAATCATCGTCACCACGTTTAGTGTCTACATATTCATTCACCCATTCGTAAGGATTGCGAGGCGGGTTAAATGACATGTATGTTGTAACTTCTTGACCATCCGGCAAATCTTCACGAATGAATGTGTCTTCTACAACATCAATATCAGTCACGCCAGAGAACTCCGCTAATTCCTCAAACCACAAATCGCTAACATAACCGACTGGAATTTTCATTGATTTTAGTTTAGCGGGATCATCACAACCAGAGAAGTAGAAGCCTGTCCCCCAAGTTTTATGAACGATTTCCATTGGAGATTTACCAAAATTGAATTGGTCAGCAACACCCATTTCATAAAGCGCCCATTTAATCTGCTGATAGACTGACTTATAAAGCGTATTAGCTACTTTACGTAGGCACACCATGTTAGATTTCGGATTAGCCATTTTCTTTTCTACGAGCTTCAAACTAATAACAGACGACTTCATAGAAGAACGTCCGCCTTTTGCTATGATGTGATTATGTTTAGATAGCCACAAGTCATAAAAAGCGGGATTAATCATATCTGTTACATTGATAACCTGGTAATCAATTAGTTGTTTGTGTATCGTCGCGTTCATCGGTGCCACCTGCCTTTTTATCAAGGTAGGCTTGCATTTCGTCAACGTTCGACATGATAATTGTTGTTGTTCCTTGATTGCTTTCTTGCTTCGTATCTGCTCTTAACTTATCGATTTGCGCTTGAATAAGCTCTTCTTGTAATTTATCTCTACCACCTGCTACATGACGCTTAACAATCTCTTTTAGTGCTGATACTCGTTGATTGATGTCAGCACTCTTTGTAACGACGGAAAAGCCATCACTATTCGAAACTATTACTTCTTCTTCCATTTCGCCTCGAGCTATTTCGGTGAATAATTGCATAGCCTCTGTATAACCCATCACTCGCTTTTCTTCGAGTTCACTTAAAATCTTATCTATATAGCCTTTAATAACTGGTTTTGACAAGTTTTCCGTTGCTATACGATTAGCCGTTTTCGAACTATAACCAGCTAGACGAGCGGCTTCTGTAGCATTACCGCATTTTATATATTCATCCGCAAATCGTTTTTGTTTTTCGGTTAGTTTCACTACATATCACCACACTCCCTTATTTTATGTAAATAAAAAAAAGACCATTACGGTCTTTTAATTGTTTAATCAACTAAAATATCATAGTATCTTAAATAATAATCTACAAATTCATCAATAATTTTATAATGCTCTTTACTGTTAGGTCCTTCTTTTCCAGCATCTGTATATTCTTTATAAAATTCCTCGAACTCTTTAACTACATTGGTTAAGTCTTGAGGAGATATTAATTCTTTTTTTTGGATTGCTTCAATTATTATATCTTTATTTGGCTTTTCTGCACCCATTGGAATTAAATTGATTTCATTCATTCTAAAGTTTACAGTTTCTATAATTTTTAGCAGGATATTTGATTTAAATTTTTTAATTTGCTTTGAAACTTCGGGATCGGTAATATTGCGTTCTTGAATTATAATACTGTATTTATCAGCTTCATCTACGCTTTCTATGATTTCATCTGGTTTTATTCCGATTTTATTAGCATTAAGCAGGCTCAAAAGCACATAATCCTTTACAACTCTGTTAATTTCGCCTAAAATATCTTTTGCTTCTTCTACCGCTTTCTTAACTTCCACTCCATCTTTCCCAATTTTAAAAGTTTGAAATTTATTAATACCACAAATAAAACTAAATAACGCAGATGCAACTAACCCTATAGTTACAATTTGCCAATTATAATTGAATAGTATTAAAATTGAAATCGGAGCAAAAATGATTATCAAAAACAAGATTTTAATTCCAAAATCAATAAAAAACACCTTCCATTTTTTCTTAGTTACAGACATCATAATCCACCCTTTTATCTTCACTATACCAAATAAAAACCACCTGCTCAATTATTAACAGGTGGAAAGGATTATAATTTTTAAAACTGGTTAACGCACCAGTCAGCGCCACATGCGTGCTTTACATCCAGTGTGGATAGGATATGAGATTGAACAGAAGCGTCGTCATCTGTTGAGACTAATGGCCAGATACAAAGCCTCTGCCAGGCAACATAGCAATCTCCTGCTATATCATCATAAGATTATAAATGAGAAGTGGAGCGCAGACTCAATATATGATTTATTTTTGTAATCATCTTCACTTCTCACTAATAACATTTTATCACCTTTTTTCACTCGAAAAGTGCCCGAAAAGTGCCATTTTCAATTTAACACTTCAATTCCAAGCGTTGTCGCTAACTCAATAACAGCCTTTCTTTTTTCACGTTTGTACTGTCTCTCTTCATAAGGAATATCAAGCATAATAGTTATATCTTGTAAGTTATGAATGAACTTCTCAAACAGTATCTTTCTATGAATGTGCTCAAGTTGATTCAAAATAGCATCGTATTTTTTAACCGCTTCTTGTGCTGCATGAACGTTATCGACATTATGAATTGCAGCATCTTCTACTTTTGAATGAAATTCATTACTGAAATTCGGTGGCGTTAATTTGTATGTTGTTGTCATCGTTGGCATTTTACGACTTCCTGCCATTACACGCAGCATTAAATAGTCTTTAAAGAACTTTCTTACTGCTCTGACTGTCTGAATGTAGTTAATATCTTCAACTTGTGGTAGATTGAATAGTTGTCCCATAAAGTCGCCCCCATCACTTTATAAATTTTCGATAAACTCCCTTATTTTCTCAACCTTTTCAGCTGTATCAATAAAAGATTCTTCACTAATTGCTTCAAATTCAATATTATAATTAGCGATTTCTACGTCCTTTCCGTCACAAATTGTTTCTCTTGTAAATACATTTAACTTTTCAATTTGCATTTTCATCCTCCTAAAACATATTGCTCCAAGCCCAAAATATCCCTTTAACTGCTAATCCTAGTACAAAAATCAGCACCAGGACCCATAAAGTGTAAATAGTAACAGCTCCAATAAATTTCGCTACTTTATCAATCATTCCATATCTCCTTATTCCGTTGATATTCGTTCATGTCAAAAATCTGATAGTATTCTTTTTTATTTCTTTGCGTATAATTTAAAACTGTTGACTTCGACACTTTGAAATGCTCTGCAATTGCGTAACATGTTAGTCCTGCGTTACGTAAATCAGCGAATTCACGAATTGTAATTTCCGCCCATTTTTTCTTTTTCACGATGCGATCAAACGTTTTTGTCCAATAAGTTTTTTGCTTTTCTTCTGTATTTTCTTTCATCAGATTGTTTAACTCTTTTTGCAACTTTAGTAATTCGCCTAGTTCTACATCGTTATTTGCTATATAACCAATAATTTCCCGCTGTCTCTCTTTATTCTTCGTCATCTCCATTACCGCCATTTATCACACCTCCACGAATTGTCCGCCTTTTAATTTCACACACTTAATTGATTGCATATAACGCATTTCAAATAGTTTTCGTTTGAGTATAAACTCGTTTGTTAACATGCCTTTAACATCGATTAATTCCTCGTGACCATCTTTGTATCGAACGAGAAAATCAGCTTTATATTTAATCGCTCGATATAGCTTCCCGTTTTTCCGAAAGCTTTCTTGGAGCACAAACTCTGGCTGTAAATCGAAACTCACTACTTCCCCGCTCATTTTTAATAGTTTCAATTGCTGATAATAAGCTGCCTCTGCTTTGCTATCGAACTTTATATTGTCAATAACTACTTTCTTCGCATTATATTTACTTCGCGTACTCGTTCGTCTCGTTAATGACGTACGCCGTATACTTCGCCTCAATTTCTTCGTCCCCCATTTTTTCAATTTCGCTAATTTGGTAGTTTGTAACTTCTGCAATCGCATTAGCCATGAATCTGATGCTCGCTAATCTTTTACTCAGATTATTAATATTTTCTAGCGCTGTGTCTGCTGTCATTTTTATTCACCCTTTCCCTCAAAATGGCAAATCATCTTCATTGATATCAATCGCCTTGCCCTCATTTGCAAATGAATCGCTCTTCTGGCTCGTATCCGCTCGATATGAGCTTGTTTGGTTGTTATTTGAATAATTAGCTTGGTTTTGGTAATTATTTGATGTAGCGCCTTCTGCGTTGTTATTTTTAGGCTCTAAGAATTGAACTGATTCAGCAACTACTTCTGTAACAAAAACGCGTTTACCGTCGTTGTCCTCATAATTTCGAGTCTGTATTCGTCCATCAACGCCCGCCATGCTTCCTTTTTTCAAGAAATTAGCAACATTTTCCGCTGGTTTACGCCAAACAACACAATTAATAAAATCGGCTTCTTGTTCTCCTTGTGCATTTTTAAATGGGCGATTTACTGCTAATGTAAAAGTCGCAACAGCTAATCCAGCTGGAGTGTAACGTAATTCAGGGTCTTTCGTTAATCGTCCTACAAGTACTACACGATTCATCATTATTTGCTTTCCCCCTCAAAATCTTTAATTTCTGGTCGCTCTCCGTGAGTTTCAACCATATTTTTTTTTGCTTTTTCAACTTCTTTTCTAAATTTGTCTAATCCATTTGCTTCGATTTTTTTCTGGATTAAAGGAATCACTTTATCTTTATAAAATTCAATTGCTGTATTGCGAGTGTTTACATCTAGTAAATCTATGAGATCGATTGGATAATTTAACAATGAAGCTCCACTAGATATTTCATTAACGTGCAAGAATACTTGGGTTAATGTCCTTTCCGGATAAATTGCAAAGTCTATTCCGTCAATAGTCACTTGCATTCCAGTCTGTTCAACCCACCCAGCTACCGTTGCAATCTGGAACACTTTATCTTTTTCAGATATTTTTATTGTGTTAGTCATTGTTCTCCTCCTATACAATCCCTAAGACGACAAATCCGTCTTTTTGCTCATAATCTGTCATGTAAACTACTTCAACAGCGATCTGAAAGCCTGAAAATTCATTGTTCCATTCGCGTAAAATCAAAATATCTCCTACCTGGAAATCGCGGTCATTTTTTCGAATTTCGAACGTTTTACGCCCTTCCATCACAGCTGCGAAATATTCGGGTGTTATTTTTAATTCGTGTGTTTTAGTCATCTATTCCAAACTCCTTCCGCAAACTGGGCAGTACTTGATATTAAAATAAGCTGAGTACTCCTCTTTATTTCTAACTATGTTAGTAACGAGTTCTTTATCACTTGTCAGCCAAATTTTATCTTGTGGATCCATTTCATCAACAACGCTTTCTCGTTTTTTCAAATCATCGTTGCAAAATTTACACATTATTCCGCCACCTCTTTCATCAATTCGCAATCAAGCAAATTTTCATCTTCAATTAATTTTATATGTGCATCTGGTCGATACATAGGGTTAAACTCAGCTATTCGTATCGCCTCTTCCTCGTTCTCAGCTTCAACTTCATACACTTCTTGAGATAAATATGTGATTTTATACTTCATTCCGCCACCTCTTCCAATCCCCATGCGGCAAATTCGGCTATTAGTTCGTACTCTACTTTTCTATTTTCGATTGCAAGGTAAGCCTCTACCACTTGCCTATGAGCTTTGCTATTGCGGTTTTCTAAGTCAAAGAATAGTCTGATTGGTGTTAAAAATTTACTGGTTTCTTTCAACCATTTCAGGACAATCTCCTTCGCTTCTTGTTCGTTCATTCCGACACCTCCATCAGTTCCGGATTTTCGTGTATGTTGCCGCAAATCTCAATACCATCAGCAACTTCCTGCAAGTCCTCTGCGATGTTTTCCCATACATATAGGACCTTACCTTCTTCAAATTTAACAACGCCGTAGCATTCATTGTGTTCGTCCCAGCCTATATCCCCTTCAAAAATCTTCTTGCCGTTTTTGTCTTTTAAGCCTGTGTATTGCATCAGCACGACATCATCAAAGTTGTACCAGTCGACGCACAGCGTACATTTCGCATTACCACAACCGCTCACACCTACAGCTTCTGTTTCGTTAAAACACAAATCCGTAACAGGAAGCATTTTCTTTTTACTTTTTACAAACGCTCTAAATCCAATCTCTCTCATGCTTCACCCTCCGTTTCTTCAAAAGAAAAGAAGTTAATAGGTTCTAACTCCGCAATTTTGTACGATTTTCCACTCTCTTTATATCTCCAAGCGTGTTTTTTCAGCATTTCTAAGTCTTTAAACACCGCTAGAGTTCTTTTACTACGATGTTTAGCAACCTGTAAATCCTCGTCAACTATTGCATATAATTCCATATTTACTCCTCCTCTAATCCGTCAAAGTGTTCATATGCATCACCATCGAAATCAGCATTATCATCAGTGTTTATAAATTCACCGTCTTCGCCTTTTTCGTAATAAGCGTAGGTTGCCGGGAATTTATCTAAACAATCTTTGTGCCAAGCGTTTCCATCAAAAACAATAATTTCGTCATATTGAGTGAACGTTTCATCACATTCTTTACAGTTAACAGATTCTTGTTTTGTCGCGCTTTCGTCTAAAACCAATTCCTCTCTACTGCAAAACGCCACATCATTAAATCCAAAATCAACCGCGCACTCCATTTCGGGTGGTCTAAAATCGTTAATGCTAACTATCTTTCCAGATACGTTTTTATCTTTAATCCAAGTAACTTTATCTCCTACTTTGAAATTCATGCTTATTCCTCCAACTCCGCCCAATCCGCTCTCTCGCCACCTTCGTTGAGCAGCCATTTCCCATGATTCTCTAATATGATGTCTAACTCTTCTTGTTTCATTCCGTTCCCTCCTACATCTATATCTCAGTAACATTCCCAGTAACCAGATATGCAGCTTTTTTGGCTGTCTCGAACTCTTCAAACTCAATATAATTCTTATTTTTACTATCAAAAGACCAGTTTAGTGAATTTCCTGGATTCATTGTAATACTACGTAATCGATAACCGTTTTCGTTTTCTACTACCCAAACTGGCTCTTTCTCGACTTCGTAGCCGTCCAACCATGCGCGGGCGAGTAGTTCTTGATTATCAGCTGATGAAATTAACCATTCGTACATTTCAGCAGACATATCAGAATCTTCATAGTCTAACAAACAAGCTAAATCGTATTCTCTTTGTTCACAGTGATTTATCCAGTCATCGGCAAATTGCGGAACTTTTAAAACTGGAGTTGGCGCAATCAATTCCTTTTCATCAAGCCAAGTCATGCCCATGGCTCCACTATATTTAATTTGATAGGATATAGCATTTTTAGTTTCTTCTATTTCAGTTACAACACCTTGTATCAATTTACCTAGCCAAATAAACTCTACTTTATCGCCTTCTCTAAATTTCATGATCTCTCCTCCGCTTCCTCCAAGTAATCCTCAAGTCTGTATTCTTTAGCTTCCGAATCGTCCATCCAGCCGTCATCGCCATTTAGTCGATAATAAAATACTACCGGTTGCTCTTCATAACAATTTCCACAGAATAAATCTTCACGTACTTTTAATAAATATGAGCCTTCTTCAATTTCTTGTTTGCACATTGTACAGATAACAGATTCTTGTTTTGTCGCGCTTTCGTCTAAAACCAATTCCTCTCTACTGCAAAACACCACATCGCTAAATCCAAAATCAACCGCGCACTCCATTTCCGGTGGTCTAAAATCGTTAATGCTAACTATCTTTCCAGATACGTTTTTATCTTTAATCCAAGTGACTTTATCGCCTTCTTTAAATCTCATGCTTGTTCCTCCTTGAGCCTTTGAGTAAGCGATAACACATATCTTCTTTCTACCGTCTCACATAAATTCAAACTAGCTCTATACTTAATTTCGTTAAACGTCATGTTTGTAACTGCTTTCGCGTGATCATAAATCGTTAAAGTTTTATCTTTGAACATTGCCGGATTTCGCAAAATAAATTTATACATTTTTGTAATGTGATTATAGTGTCGAATTTCTGTCGGTTTCCCACCAAGCCTTGACACGTGCCAATAATATTTCCCCAAGAAATTTCATCCTTTCTATCTTCATAACTCATAAATTTTTAATCTCTTCTAGCTTTTCAATCAATTGTTCGCGTGTTAAATTAAGCAAAATATCTTTTATAGAGTTTTTTCCGTCATGAGACTTTACAAGTACGAGTGATACAAAATTAGAATCAAGGTTTTCTATCACTCTCGCTTGATAGCCATTTTCAAAACTATAAGCAGTTAGTTCTAAGCCGTTATCACTTAATCTTGTTCTTTCTGTGATGTATTCTTTATACTCATTTGCGATTGTTTTCACGTCTGCACCTCATTCCTAGCCGCTAACTGCGCTTTAATTTCAGCGACTTTCTTTTCTAAGTCTTCGCTTGATTCTGTTGTTGAAGCTTCTTGTTTTGTTTGTTTCTGCTCTTTGTCGAACCAGTCCGGCAATACTTCTTCTTTAACTGGTTTGTTGTATTTGCCGTAAGCGGGCTTGTTATACTTCTGTTCATTTTGCATTCGCCTTTCCTCTTCTGCCGCATTCACATCAGCAACCGTTTTAAATCCTCTTTCTTCCCAGTTTCTAAGAATTTTATTAACGTATGCATAATTACGTTTATTCGCTCCTTGTTCAGAAGTAACTTCCAATGCCTTAAAAACTATTTCTCGATTACCAGAAAAATCATCTACCCATGCAAGTAGTTTTTCTTGCTCAATCGGTAGCATCATTCCGAATCCATTTTGTTCCCAAAAATCCTTAAAATTTAAATCGCTGTTGTTAATGTTAATATCTTTATCTAATTCTTTATCTATATCTATTGCGTTACTTTGCGTAACAGTAACGCTACTTGTAACGTTACACTCTTTATCCCCTTTACTATCACCACTCGCTATTCTGTTCTGCCGCATAGCTTCTCGATGTTTTTCCACTCTTTTTCTTGTTTGCTCACGAACCCTTTCCATGCCATCAACATTTTGATGTTTTTCCCAATTTTCTATTTCAATCAATCCATTTTCTGTTTTTTGAATCATTCCGAAGCCCTGTAACGTATGTAACGTTACACGTATAATCCCAACATCACGGTTGAAAAGGGTCGCGAGCATGTCTTCCGTATACGGTACATTTTCATTTAAATAAATGCGTCCTTTGTCGTTAGTTTTTCCAGCTAAAGCTAGAAGCCTAATCCATACAATGAGCATCTGGTTACCTTCTGGCATTTTTTCGAGCAACTTAATCTTTTCATCGTCAAACATATTGACGGATAACTTTATCCATTGAATCCCCGACATACTCGCTCCTCCTGTTTTAATTAACTTGTTTTTCCATCTCTATTCTTGTAGTTCTAAATCAAACAAATCTGCTTCTTGCGGTTGAATCCCTTGGCTTAAATCTTTTTGTTCTAAGTCAATTATCTTCGTCAGAGCAACTAAATTTTGTACACTGAGCTCGTCTGGCTTAAGGCTAAATTTAGAATCAATTAGATCACTTAAATAAGTTCTTTCTAAGTTGTAAGTTTCTAGTTTTTCTTTGATTATTTCCCATTGCGTTGCTTTCACATCTTCTTCTGTCACTGTGTTTTCTTCGTCTGTTTCTATTGTTTTTTGCACTGGGGTAATATCCTTGCGTTGACCCGGATTGTAATCTTGCTCGTTTTCAATTCCGTTGTTTGGAAGCATTTCATCTTCTCCAATTTCAATTCCAAATTGTGTTTTAGCAGCACGTTTAATTAAATGTTTTTTGAACATATCATTAAAATATTTGCACCAAGTAGCTTTATTATTTCCATTTTTCATGTGCTCGACTTCCTCTACATCCATCACGACTACAAAATCCGGAAAATTCTCTTTACGTGCAATTGCATAACCGCCCGTAACTTTGCCGCGAGGAAAGCCGAATTCATGTTTCGTTACAGTCATTACGCCTTGTTCATTTCTTCCAAATCTAATTTCGTCTTTCTCATGCACTAATTGAACATCAATGCCTCTGTATCCTTCTGAACGTCTTGCAAGATATTCCACACCTTCTACCGAAATTTGTATATTCATCTGCGTACCGTACTTAATGAAATAGACATGATTCAAAAACGGATTTAAACCGCTGTTTTTACATACTTGAACAAATAGTTCAAACTCTTGCGGTGTTGAATTTTTAGCAATAGTTTGTTGCATTGTTCTTAGTTTTTCTTCATCAAAATTAGCTACCTCATAACTGTTCTGTGCGTCAATTAATTCATTATTCATTTTCAGAAACTCCTTTTACCGTGAATTTTGTTTTCTTAACAGTTGCTGTAATTAATTGTCCTGTTGGTTTTGGTAATTCGATAACAGATTCTGCATTATCTGCAAAAAGAGGAATAATTGTTTCAGCTTTTAGGCTTAAAGCATTCGCAAACTCGATGCCTGCGATAATTTTTTCAGCAGTAGATAATTTGCTATAAGGCTTTTGTTGCCACTCCACTTCGAATGTTGGCTTTTCTGTACCATTTTTCAAAACTTCATATAACTTAATCGTGATGTTTTCGAACAACCCATTCACTTTTCCAACCATCAAATCACTTCTTTTAGCTTTAAATCGTTTTATAGCCTCAACAATTGATTGTGATTTATTACGTTGTTTTCTAATTCGTTGTTGCTCAAGTTCTGACTCAGCAATTTGTTTATTTAACTTTTCAATTTGTCTAGCAGATTGAATATAGCCAAGCAACTCTAGTATTTTTTCATCAATTTCTTTATATTTAACACGATCAAAATTTTTCTCTGGATTTTCTAGTTTGGCAAAACGTTCTTTTGCTACTTCTAGTTCTTCGACCATTATTTTTCCTGCTGTTACAAGTCTGTTATAATGCTCTTTTTGATGTTGAATTGCATGTTCGATGGAATCACCTTGTAAAGTTTGTCCACAATATTCACAGTTTTCTTCTATTTTTTGTTCTCGAACATTTAATGCTTCTTCTCTTTTTCTAAGAATCCTTTCTTTTAGCGCATTTATTTTTTGTTCTGCATCTGCATAATCATTTCGTAATTGCACATTTTTATCTTCTTTTAATTCAATTGCAGTTCTTTCTGCGATTAAAGCATCCTTTTGCTCTGTAATCTCTTTGATATCCATGTTTACTTCGCTAGCATTTGACAGTTGTTCTTTAAGTGTCAATACTCGTTCAGAAGCACGCTCATACTGTTTATCAGAGTTTTTGAATGTTTCTCTATTCACTGCTTCTAAATCGTCTAAAAGATGCTTATTAAGCTCTGTAGAAAGAAGTGTTCTATCATTCTCGTTCATTTCTTCTAAAACTTCTTTTTCACCTGGTTCGGTCACATAAGAAAGTAATTGCTCTCGCTGTGTCTGCCAATGTTGAGAAAAGAAATACCCGGGACTATATAATGAGTAAAATAGATTTTTTTCAAATAAAGAGTCAACCATATCAGCGAATTCAGTTGCTTTTCGAGGAACTTCATTAATTGCATATTTAGCCGTTTTCTTTTGCTTTTTAGTTAGTAACAAATCTTTTCCATCTGCGTTTATTAATAGCGAAACATGCACTTCCTCTTCCGTTCCAAGTGGCTGTGGTTCAATCTTTGTACCTAACAAGTCCGTGCCATAAAGAAGCCATGTTACTGCTTCGCCAATGCTTGTTTTACCGAAGCCGTTTTTCCCACTAATTTGTGTTACTTGTTCATAATCCACTACTAAATTTTTATGATTCTTGAAATTTTCTAAAGTAAGTTGTTTAAATACGATTTTCATATATGTTACCTCCATTGATTTTTTAATGGACCTGAGGTATAATTTTCTTAAGGTAATATCTCAAATCCTTAAAGCGCGCACTGCTATGCGTGCTTTTTTAATGTCTAAAATCATCGTTCCAAAGATCATCAACCACAAGTGGATTCTCAACCATGTTTATCACTTCCTCTCAGCCAGTAGCCTGCGATTACAGACATAAACGACACGAAAATCATTACTGCGAACACATCCATCACCGAGTGACCTCCTCATATCCCTTAAGTTTTAATTCTTCTATATAGTCCGTCATGTTGTCGCAACCTGTTTCGTTTAACGGGATTTTCTGCTGAAACGCCGGATTAGCAATCATTTTTGTTCTGCTATTTGTATGAATTTCGCTATCACCGAAGTTTGTTGTCTTTCTGAAAACTCTTTCTGTCATTGTTGTAGCCCTCCTTTATTTTTCTCCGCCTTGAGCTACCCATGCTTCAAGTTCTCTTTTGCTAAAAATCCATGTCTTGCCGTTTATTTTTTTGCCGGGTAATCCCGCATTTCTAGCCCAAGATTGAATAGTCCTCTTTTTCATACCTAACATTTCCGCCGCTTCCTCAGCTGTTAAAATATCCTTTTCCATCGTTTCCATTGTTTCTCACTCCTTCACCAAACCGGATTTTAAATAATATTTATCTCGACTTTCTAAAATTTGTTGTAAATTAATGTTGAATGCCTTCGCTATACTTGTGTTAAGCGTTAATGCTGTTGCAACTACATCTGTTATTTCTGAAATAGCTTGTTTTGCGGCTTCTCGTTGTAGCATGTCACCTTTTCTCAAGCTATATGTCATCGTCTCTAAGCCGTTTTTCAGTGTGTTTATCGCTTCTTCAACTTCTAGTTCAAAGCGGTTAGTTAAAGAAGCGTGATGGTTGTCTAAGCCGTCAAGTAAAGGCGGTATCATTCCGTTTGAAAATTCATGTGCGAATAAATAGGTGCTTTCTGGTTCGTTGTAGCTATCAATTAACTGTTCTGCTTGTTCAAGTGATACCGTCCGCTTGCCTTTCAGCTGATTACTTATTAGTGCTGGCGTTACAAAACTATCTATCGCTAGTTCTTTTTGCGTGCGAGTTTCTGCTAAAACTTGCATCGCGCTTGTTGCCGATGTTGATTTTTGAAACATAATATCTCAATCCCCTTTGTATATTTTTTAGCGACTAATTAACAACTTATCGTTATATACTATTGTTAGTCGCTCCCCCGTGACTGTAAGTTGTCTGCGAGCGCCGTTGTGGTAGGCGGCGCTTAAATTATGACTTGTTTGTTTTCTTCCAATAATTTGTTTAATAGATATACTTGGCCTTTGCCAGTAACTCGCGGTGTATAGGTTGTTATCATTAAGCCGTTTCTATCTGTATGAATATGTGTTTTTTGTTCGAATAATCCTAAATTCATTGCCTTTTGAGACGGTTTGTTATAGTAGGCCCCTTTATTTAGCAAATAACCGTTATCTCTCAGCCATTCAAAAAGCCTGTTTTGTCCTATGTCTAATCCTTTTTGTTTTAGAATAGTAGCTAAATCTTTTACTAAGATTGTGTTCTCGCTCGTTTGTACAGCTTCCGCAAAAACTACTTTCGGCTTTTGTTCCTCAAGTTGCTTTAAAGCCTCTTGCTTCTCTTGTTGTTCCTCAATCCATTTTTTAGCTCTAGCGACTGGATCTTCTATCATGTATGAAAAAGTTGGATATTCAGTTGCTAATTTCCTCGCTTGTTTTTCTACTTCAATGAAGTATTTTCTAATTGCTCGACCCATTTCGTTGTTTTGCACCATTGCTAATTCTTTAGCAGTATCTAAAGTCAAAAAATAATTTGTTGATGGTCGCCCATTGGTTTTACTCAAAGTTGAGTAAAAGTCTAAACCATTCTCATAACCATAATTTCCAATCATTCTATATATCCAATCATTAAATCTTGTATTTACTAAAAGCTTTTCATGAAGCATCCGGGCATCAACAAATTTTTCGCCTTGTTCATTTTCTAAAACTGGCAACATATCATTTGCAATTACTTGTAAATTTGACATTTTGTTCTCCTTTCTGTTCGCCCTTTCACAGTGCTATAGTTTTTGTGAAGGGAGGTGGAATTTGTGAAAAATCGCATGGATATAATGTTCAAAGGTATCTCTGATGACCAGCCCATTGCTCTAATGGGCGTTATAAGCATTACATCTTTTCCAGATAACAAAAGTTTTGATTTAAATGATTTTTATTTAGAAGCCGATAAAACTTACAAAATCATTTATAAGGGTGCAAACGAGTTAGAAAACGATTTATCGAAAGTTTTTCTAATGAACTCAAATGATGTCCTTTACATTGAGTTCACTATTTAATAACTGTTTCCAATGATTCCGCTAAAGCCGACACCATGGCGGAATCTCCCTTATTGAGGGCTTCTTTAAAACTCGATTCAAAATTTTCCAAAATTACTAATTTACATTCAAGCCGTTTTTGTTTAATTGCTTCCATCATTTCAAAGTCCTTCATTTTTTAACCTCCTATTCTTTTTGGAAAAGCTTCACTTCACCTTAATTTCTAACGAGTTTATAGTGTTAGCCAAGTCTTCCACCAAAGATTTAGCTTCACTTAATCTCTTTTCTAACAAAGCGGCGTTTTCTATGGAATCCTCTACTCCATTCAGCTCTACTTCCATTTCGATAATTTTTAGCTCTTGATCTTTTTCAAGTAAATCTAAAATGTTTTTTATAGTGTTGTACTTAACGAATAATCTATTCTCTTTTTCATTACCATTTTCTAAAATTGTTTCTAATTTAATAATTGCTTGTTTGATGTTATTCATTTTTCTTCCTCCTAAATTATGGTTTTTAGTATTTTCCAGACCATAACAGTCTTCGCATTTCTTCGCTGATTGTGAATGGATGATATTTGACTTGCACAATTGGCAACGATCCTGCTTTTAAATCTAACTTCACTGCTGTAATTCCTTTTCCTAATTGCTTTCCATTAATTTCTAATAGTCCATAACAACAATTTCTATCTCCTTGCATCTCAATATTTAACGATTTCAAGTTTTCTGGTAGTATGTTTTTGGTTTTAAAAATCAAATCTTTTTCTTCACTTCTTTTCTTACTCAAATATCTTATGTTCATTTTCTACCCTCCTATTTTCTTTTGCCCAAATCGCCGTTAGTTTTTTCCGATAATCTACTAGCTAATGAATTAATTTCTGAATAAAGTTCCGGCAAAATACTTAAATCGCTAAAATCTTCGCCAGTTATACTTAATTCAATGGTGAGTACTGACTCTTTTCTATTTCTCTTAGTTAGGAAAGAGTTTGTAAATGCAATTTTTTTCATTTTCTAGCCTCCTATTTTGGTTACTCTCCAATCTGCTATAATTAGTTTGATTGGAGGTGATATTATGATTAAAGTTTCGCTAATTGAAGAAGGGAAAGTTCTTCAAAATATGGAACTCTATTATTTACCTAGAAAAGGTGACGTCATTTCAAGTACCAATATAAAAGCACCGCATTACCTAGTTAATGTAGTAGAACATGTAGATGGTCACGAACTGGTAAATTTACATGTCCAGGAATTCGCGAATCAAGTTGTCGCAGGCAATGAGATTAACGGTTTCCGAAATAATCGATGAATCTATTGTTTTAATCCAATATGCATTTTTAATTGTTTCGCTATCTAAGTACACTGCTTGTTTGGTAAGCACAATAACTTTTTGTCCACCTTGATAAGTTACATAACCCTTCCTAACAAGCAGTGTGCCTTCAGTTGTTTCCTCAATTCTTCCAACTACTCGTCCCGCAATTTCTAAAATGTCTCCTACTTTCATTTTCTAGCCTCCTATTTTTGTTAGTTTTTTATTATCACTATTAGTGATTTCTTTATTAAAAAAAATTTCTCCAACGCTTTTTCCGTAAAAATTTGCTACTTTAATCTTTGTTTTATCTGAACTACCTCGATAACCTGCTTCCATTTTAGAAAGTAAACTATAAGAAATACCGATAGCCTCAGCTGCTTCTAATTGTGTAATACCTTTAGCAATGCGAATTTTTTTGAGATTATTAATATTAATCACCGCCTTTATCACTCTATGTGATAATAATACTATCACTTTACGTGATTGTCAATCACTTTTTGTGATTTTTGTTTATTTTTTTTAAAATATCACTTATAGTGATACTTAAGAAGGAGGGAGATATTATGACTATAGGCAAAAAAATATCTGAGTTGAGAAATAAAAGAGGTATCTCTCAAATTCAACTTGCAAAAGATTTAAATGTTTCAACAAGTACTATAGGAATGTGGGAAACAGACAAACGTGCTATAAAAGATGAATTAATCGTTCAGTTAGCCGATTACTTTAATGTAACAACTGATTATTTATTAGGTCGTGAAAAATTCGACAACAGCGACTTACTAGCTGCGCATATTGACAATGATTTGACGGAAGAAGAACGAATAGAGATAGAAAAATATTTAAAATTTATCAGATCACAAAAAGAGTAGTTGCCTAAAAATTAACATTAGGGGGCTAATTGATGAATAAAACAAGTTATGAATTAAAGCAAGAGTTTCCAGAATTGAATTTTGTTATAAATAACAACTTACCAACAAAACTTTTCGGACTTATACAGAATAAAGTAGTACATCTTCATCCTGATTTGTCAGAAAATGAACTTAGATGTACTATAATAGAAGAAGCAATGCACTGGAAATATACCGCTGGAGATATAACAAAATTTAATAATGTAGAAAATATCAAGCAGGAGAAATTTGCGCGTCGTAAAGCGCATGAATATTTAGTAAATATACAATCACTCGCTTTATGCTACGATCTTGGCTACAGAACATATTATGAAGCTGCTACTTTTTTAAATGTTACTGAAAAATTTTTGATTGAAGCAGTAGAGAATTATAGAGAAAAATATGGACTAATGTATAATAATGGTAATTATATTATACATTTTGGCTCTACCATTCAAGTTTTCCAGGAGGATAACTCTTTTTATCCTTATGATTATGGGTGCTAATAAATTTTGACGAGGTGAACATATGTATTGCCCTAAATGCGGACATGCACTAGACAATCACGAAAATCAATGTCCTAACTGTCTAACACCAATCATTTATCAAAGCAACAACAACGGAAAAGCACAAAAAGCCGGCGAAATTATGGAAGAATCTGGTAAATTAATGTCAGGATGTGGTTGTTTAATGACATTGTTGATAACTATTCCTGTCATAGTAATTTTAATAATTATGTTTTTATAAAAAGGAGATAACGGGATGAGTAAGTATAGTTACTTGTTAAAAAAATGGTGGTTTTGGGCTCTTGCTATATTATTTTTAGTTATTTTATTTTACAGCTTTTGGGTAATAATATACTTGGTGGCACTAGCTTCCTTAATATTCGGGATAGTAAAAGTTGTTAAAAATGAAAACAGACGAAAATACACAATAATATTGACTATATCCGCTATATTTCTAATCACCTTTTCACTAATAAGAGTTGTACAGATGTATAACTATGTTATTAATAATCCAGAAGAAACTACAGCAAATGAGCAAAAAAAGAATACTGTCCAAGATGAGCAAACGGAAAAACCCGCTCAAGAAGACGCTGCCGAGGACGAGCAAGCAGAAGAACCTGCTCAAGATGATGTATCTACACCCTCTAAAATTACATCAGATAGTATAGAGTTATTTAATGAGTCAATTGATCGCTTGATTTCTGATTCGAGCGGGGTACTAATAAAAGTGGTTCCATTTGAAAATGAATATGATATGTTAATTGCGTACGTATCTCAAGATTTAAAATATCAAGATGAAGCAACTAAACAAAAAAATGTTGATTATTTAGGAAGCGAAATACAGCAACGTGCTCTAGGTACGCTCTTTGGTGGAGATAACAATCTAAGACCAATGGTTGAGTTCAGATATAAAGATGAGACAAAGATGGCTGGAAGTAGTGCTTTTGATAAAACTAATATGAAGCTCAAAGGAAAATAAAATATAAAGGGAGCAGATAAGATGAAAAAAGGGATGGTTTTATTAACGGGGTTTTTATTAGCTTTTAGTATTTTTTTAGTAGGTTGTGGAAATGAAAAAAATGATATACAAGTTACAAATACCAATGATAAAAGTAATTTCAAAGAAAAAGAAGAAGCTCAAATGAAGTTAACAGAAACAGAAATTACACCAAATGATAAAGGCGACTTTAGCATAATGGGCGTTGTCGATGAAGGTGCATCTGTTTATATTGAGTCAGAAGAAGCAGAAGTTAATTCATCGGGGATGTTCGTTGCTTCTAGCAACTACACCGGCTCGGAAGAAATTCAATATACTGTTACAGCTAAAGAAGCTGGAAAAACTGATAATGTACAAATTGTAACTATACTTCCACCCACTCTGAAAGAATACAGCGTTGGTGATACACAAGAAATCGGCGGGATAAAAGTAACTTTAACTAGTGTTGAGAAAACGAACGAAAGAAATCAATTTGATGATACCAAGCCTAAGAATGTAGTTAAAATAAGTTATAAAGTTGAAAATAATTCTGGCTCTGAGTACTTTGTCGATTCTGACATTGATGTATACGATTCTAAAGGTACAATGGGCGAAAGATACCCATTGGATAACACAACCGGGAAAATACCAAACGGAAAAAATATGAACGCAGACTTCCATGCGGGAGTTAATGAAAGTGGAAATATTGAAATAATCTTCAACTTATTTTCTGATGCAAATTTAACGTTCCATGCAAAAATTTAAAAGAGAGCCTCTGGGCTTTTCTTTTTACCGAAAAAAGAACGTATGTGCGAAAGGAGGACTTATTTATGGTAAAAAAAGTAAAAGGTAGGCGTTATGAGGGTTCTATTGAACAACGTAGCAAAAATTCATGGCGTATGCGCGTGACTGTAGGCTATGACTACAAAGGTACGCCGATTCGGGCTGACAGAACGACGCGAACAAAAAATGAGAGGGAGCGAGAAAGAGAGTTAAGAAATTTCATCACAGAATTAGAGCAAAATGGATATACAGCTCCTGCAAGAATGACATTTAAAGCATTTGTTGAGAATGAGTATATGCCAAAACATGCACAAAATAACCTAGAAGTTAAAACATGGACAGAATACTACAAATCTATAGTAGCAAGAGCTTACCCAGCCTTTGGCGGCGTTCAAATGGATAAAATAACTACACTTCATATAGTTAACTTAGTCGCAAAATTACAAAAGCCCGGCGCAAGATTAGATGTTAAACCTACAGATTCAGACGAAAAGAAAAATAAGCCACTTTCGCCACGATCTATCAGAAATATTTATTTTGCGATAAATTCAGTATTTGAAACTGCGGTTGAGTGGAAAGTAATCCCAATTAACCCCGCAGAGGGTGTAAGGCTTCCAAAAACAACTAAAAGACCGCCTACTATTTATACTCCTGCTGAAATTGAATTGTTAAATGCAGCTCTAGTGAAAGAGCCACTTAGATTGCAAGTAATGATTTATATAGCGCTGATTTCAGGTTGTAGAGAAGCTGAATTAGCAGCATTAGAAGTAAAACACGTGAACTTAATAGAAGATGAGCTAACATTCGAACAAACGCTAGTTGCAAAAGCAGGAGAAGGTTTACTTCTTAAAGAATCAACTAAGAATGATGTAGCTGGGATAGTTTCTATACCCGCTTGGTTAACTAATTTAATAGAAACATATATAAGCAATGAAGTTTTAGACCTAAAAACTGAAGGGAAATGGACCAATCACAAATTTTTATTCGCCAACATGGAAGGCAAACCGATTAGGCCTGATTCGATTTATCAGCGTTGGAAACGATTTTTAGAAAGACACAACTTGCCGGTGATTCGTTTTCATGATTTGCGTCACACATCTGCTACACTTTTATTGAACAAAGGTAGAGATATAAAAATTATCCAAGAGCGGCTTAGACATAAATCTAGTGTGACCACTTCAAACATTTATGCACATGTTTTGAAAGATACGCACAAAGATGCAGCTAGCGATTTTGAGAACCCTTTTTAAGCTTTCTGCCCCACCTCTGCCCCACTTAATAAAAAAAGGCAATTTTAAACTAAAATTTCACAAACAAAAAACCGCTTAAACGCTTTGTTTAGGCGGTTTTTATATATGGGTTGTGAGGGTTTCGAACCCCCGACCCGCTGATTAAGAGTCAGCTGCTCTACCAACTGAGCTAACAACCCGTTGTCGTATTCCGACAAAAAATATTATACCATAATTCAGCGATAAAACACAGCCGCAGCCACTCGCTGCGGCTATATTTTTCGGTA